TGGGTAATACGACTTTCACGGGTGCGGTTCGTTCTGAAAGCACCTTCAAAACTGTAAGCAAAGACGGCACCTCTGGTGCTATTACCGAGGTTGCAACTATTGGTGATGGCCCCGTTAGCCTTGCCGATAGCAATGTAACTCTAACTAACGCCACCCATAGTGGGCGAGTATTGCTGGTTCCTAATGGTGGACAAGACAACACTTACACCTTGCCAGCACCTATTGCTGGGTCTGTGTTTAGGTTTGTTTATGCAGGTGGTGCGGCTGACGCAACTGATGCACTTATCATTACACCCGGAAACACTAATTTTTATATTGGTGGTGTGACCTTGTTGGATACAGATGGTGACTCAATCAGCAGTGTTTTTTCTAATGGAAGCTCAAACAGCAGCATTCAATTAAATGTTCCTGCTGGATTTGACGTAACCATTGTTGGTTTGAACACGACGAACTATCAAATCTTCGGAAATGTTACAAGCACAACTGCCCCCGCATTTGCTGATCAGTAATAGGAGATAGTTATGGCTGATGCAGTAGCAACCCAAACCATTCAAGATGGCGGCAATACTGCCATCTTTAGGTTTACAAATGTTAGCGACGGTTCTGGTGAAAGCGCCGTTGCTAAGATAGATGTCTCTGCGCTTGCCGTTGACCCTGTAACTGGAGCAGCTTGCACGAAGGTATCCATTCAAAAGATTTATTACTCAACAATTGGCATGGGTGTAAAAATCTTCTTCAATGCGTCTACTAACGTGCTTGCTTGGCAGCTTAACGCTGACTGGGCAGATACGTTGGATTTGTCTGACTTTACAGGCATACCTAACAACGCAGGCTCTGGCGTAAACGGCGACATCTTATTTACGACTGTTGATCATTCTAGCGGCGATGTTTACAACATTGTCATGCAGGTGCGGAAGCACTTCTAGGTCAAGCTGTGGCTAGAAACTACAAAGAAGAGTACAAGCACTTCCATTCAAAGCCAGATGAAAAAAAGCGCCGTGCTGGACGCAATGCGGCTAGGCGCAAAATGGCTGCGGCTGGGAAGGTTAAGAAGGGTGATGGCAAAGACGTTCATCATAAAGACGGCAACGCCCTTAATAACAAGCGTAAGAATCTTCGCGTAGAGTCTAAGTCAAAGAACAGAGCTAGAAAGAAATGAGCTTAACTGACGCTGAAAAAAACAGACTCAAGAAGGTTGGTTTGTCAGGTCTTAACAAGCCTAAGCGCACACCAAGTCACGCAACTAAAAAAGCTGTAGTGGCTGTGCGCGATGGCAGCAAGATGAAGATTATCCGCTTTGGTGATCAGAAAATGGGTCATAACTACAGTGCGGAGGCTCGCAAGAGTTTCAAAGCTCGTCACGGCAAAAACATTGCTAAAGGTAAGACTAGCGGAGCCTACTGGGCGAACAAGCTTTTTTGGAGTGGTAAGGGTGGTAGCAAGAAGTCTCCACCTAAGTCTCAAAAACAAAAGTTTGGTAGAGACTAATGCCTATTAGTCGAGCGCAAATGGGCAAGCAGATCAAAAACGCGCCTGCCAAAAAGAAGCGGGTTCCCAAAAAGAAAACAAAGGCTAGGAGGCCGTAATGGCTGTAAGCGGTACATTTGCGTTTAACTTAGACCTTTCTGACGCTATGGAAGAAGCGTTTGAGCGTGCTGGCCTAGAGCTTCGTAGTGGTTACGATTACAGGACTGCTCGCAGAAGCATAAATTTGCTAATGCTTGAGTGGCAGAACCGTGGTCTTAACTTGTGGACTGTCAGAGAAGGCACACAGGCATTGACCTCTGGTACTTCAGCTTATGCTCTTGATGCAAAGATATTTGACATCATAGAGGCGTTTGTTCGCGTTAATGCTGGCAACACCTCGACTCAGCAAGATCAAACATTGACCAGAATATCTGTAAGCCAATATGCTCATTTGTCTAATAAGCTTAGCCAAAGCAAGCCTTTGCAGTATCAGATTGAAAAGGCACCAGCGCAAATCACTGTGAATTTGTGGCCTGTGCCAGACAAGTCTACCTACACCTTTGTTTACTATTACTTAGAGCGCATAGACGATGCGGGTTCTGCTGCCTCAAATAACATGGATGTTCCAGCAAGATTTTTGCCATGCTTAGTTGCTGGGCTTGCTTATCAATTAAGCCTAAAGTTTCCAACAGCGGCTGATCGCTCTCCTACGCTAAAGGCTGATTACGAAGAGCAGTGGAACCTAGCTGCTGACGCAGACAGAGAAAAGGCATCTTTGTACGTCGCCCCGTTTATTTCAAGCAGCTTGTAGCATGAGCGCATTTGCAAGCGGCAAACATGCTTTTGGATATTGCGATTTAACTGGGTTTAGGTATCCATTAAAAGACCTTGTTCCGCAAATAGTTAACGGCAGACCAACGGGATTGCGGGTTGGCAAAGACGTAAATAGCCCCGATCAGCCTCAATTAAAGCTAGGGCGAATAAGGATGGACGATCCTCAAGCTCTTAGAAATCCACGACCAGACCAAGGACTTGATGCGAGCAGGATACTTGCTTCGTTTGACCCTGTTGGGCAAGTTGGGTTGGAGATGTTTGGTAGCGTTGGCACAGTAACAGTGAGTACAGGTTAATGGCTTTTACATTTACAACGCTAAAAAGCGCAATACAAGATTATTTAGAAACGACAGAAACCACGTTTGTTAACGATCTGCCAACGATTATTACGCAAGCAGAAGAGCGGATTCTGAAATCGGTTCAGTTACCAGACTTCAGAAAGAACGCTAATGGCACAACTACGCAGTCAAACCCTTATTTGGCTGTGCCTTCTGATTTTCTAGCTACATATTCCCTGTCTATAGACAATAGCGGTTATGAGTTTCTTATCAGAAAAGACGTTAACTTTATTCGTGAGGCATATCCTGTCGCTACAACTACAGGGGTGCCAAAACACTATGCACTGTTCAATGAACAAGTGTTTATATTAGGGCCAACGCCTAATGGCAACTTTTCGGCAGAGATACATTATTTCTACAAGCCTCAGTCAATAACGGTTGCGAGTGATGGCACAAGCTGGCTTGGAACTAATGCAGAAAATGCTTTGCTTTATGGTTCTTTGGTTGAAGCGTATACATTCTTGAAAGGCGAACCTGATCTTCTTCAGTTGTACTCAACTAGATATAACGAAGCGTTAGAGGACTTGAAGACTTTAGGCGAGGGATACAACACAACAGACAGCTATAGAGCAGGCGCTGTAAGGGCTGCTAGATAGTGTTGTTTGAGGCATCTACCCTTGAGATAGGAAGTGTTACTGTCTCTACTACAAGCAATAAAGGTCACAGCCCTGAGTTTTGGGCTGAGTCTGCTGCTAATAAGATTGTAAGCGTGGGTGGTGAGTGTCATCCAGTTATAGCAGAACAAGCAAGGGCGTTTAAGCAATCAGTCTTGAAGGTCGTTGAATACTACATTAAGCAGGCAATACAGAGTGACAGGACAACTCTTATTGGCGAACTTGAAGCACAAGGCCAGAGTGAAATGGCTGAAATTATTAGGAGATTGTAATGAGCATCACAACGGCTATGTGTACTAGCTTCAAGCAGGAGCTTTTAGAGGCAGTGCATAACTTTAAAAACTCTGGAGGCAATACGTTTAACCTTGCGCTTTACACAAGCAGCGCGACTCTAAACGCCAGCACAACTGCCTACACAACATCAAATGAGGCAAGCGGCACCAATTACACCGCTAAGGGAGCTTCTTTAACCCGTGTAGATCCAACTACCTCTAGCACTACGGCCTTTACAGATTTTGCAGACCTAACATTTTCAAATGCTACAATCACTGCGAATGGGGCGCTTATATTTAATGATTCTGCCTCTGGAGATCCTGCGGTGTGTTCATTAGCGTTTGGTGGCGACAAGACAAGCACTGCTGGAGATTTTACGATTGCGTTCCCAACAGCAGATGCTTCTAATGCGATTATAAGGATTGCGTAAATGCCAGCAGCAAAAAAGCCAGCAAAGAAGAAATCAAAGTCTAGGGTTAACGAAGCTGGTAATTACACCAAGCCAGAGATGAGGAAGCGTCAGTTTAATCGCATCAAGGCTGGAAGTAAGGGCGGCAAGTCGGGGCAGTGGTCTGCCCGTAAAGCTCAAATGCTTGCAAAAGCTTATAAAGATGCTGGTGGTGGCTACAAGTAATGACTCTCAAAAAGTCTCAAAAAAGCCTTAAAAACTGGACTAAGCAGGATTGGGGAACCAAGTCAGGAAAGCCATCCACTCAAGGCAAAAAAGCCACGGGGGAAAGGTATCTCCCCAAAAAAGCTCGTCAGGCTTTAACAGACAAAGAATACGCAGCAACAAGCAGAAAGAAGAAGGCTGATACAAAGAAAGGCAAGCAGCACTCCAAGCAGCCAAAAAAGATAGCCAAGAAGACAGCAAGGCACAGGAAATAGCGTGTGGCAATTGTTAATGGCTGGGGCAGAGGAACTTGGGGCGAAGGCGCGTGGAACGAGCCTGATGTTGTCGAGCCTACGGGTGTCGTTGGCACAGGCGCTGTTACGACAGTTACCGTTGATGCAGAGGCAAATACCTCTGTCACAGGCGTTTCTGGAACGTCAGCAGTCGGTACAGTCACTACGTCAGCAGCCGCTAATGTTTCGGTTACAGGAGTTTCTGCAACAGGGTCTATCGGCTCGGTTACAGTCACTGGTGAATCTAACGTCACGCCAACTGGTGTTGCTGGTGCAGGCGCTGTCACAACGGTCACAGTTGATGCGGCAGCAAATACTTCTGTTACAGGAGTCTCTGCTACAGGCGCGACAGGGACTGTTACAGCTACTGGTGCAGCGGTTATCAGTCCCACGGGCGTTGTTGGGACGGGCGCTATTGGCACCGTATCGTTATCTTGCGACAACAATATTGCCGTCACGGGATTATCTGCAACTGCGAGTGTCGGTAGCGTATCGGTTACAGGCGGCTCAGTCGTTGTGCCTACTGGCGTTAGCGGTACTGGCGCAACTAATACGTCAAATGTATGGGGTCTTGTTGATAACGACCAGACGCCTAGTTGGTCAACCATATCAACAACTCAAACACCTAGTTGGTCAGAAGTATCAACAAGTCAAACACCTGATTGGGAAGAGGTAGCTTAAAATGGCAACTTATGTAAATGACCTGCGGCTCAAAGAGATTGCCACTGGCGATGAAGCGGGAACTTGGGGAACGAGTACAAATACTAACCTCGAATTGATATCTGAAGCTTTTTCATTTGGTACAGAGGCGATAACCACTAATGCGGATACTCATACCACTACTATTGCTGATGGTTCTACTGATCCCGGTAGG